AATTTCCGGGTCTCCAGGAACTGCGCTTCATTGTTGGGCATAGAGATGGTTTCAAACTTCATGCCCTCTTCCAGGATGGCTACGCGTCCACTGTTGGTTGAACCGCCATAGGCAGCGTTCCAGCTTTCGCGGAGCGTCTTGGGGTTCTTGACTGTGTTGGGGTGGGTCAGAATACCTGAAGGACGCGCACCGTTGGAAAAGAATTTGCTGCCATACTCTTCCGCTGCCAGCCCCAAGCCAATGGCGTTCTTCTCAAGGGCAATCGGGCTGTAACCTAATACACCATCAAAGCCAAGCCCTGGGATGTGCAATACTTCCTCTGAGGCGAGCCGATAGATCTTGCCTTCGCTGGTCGTGTAGGTGTAGGTGATCTTTCCATTGCTGTCGCGGTCCACCTCCATATGGTCAGGCAGCAGGGGATATAGGCTGTCGATCTGGTTTCTACCAGTCCGGATGATCTGACTGTAGGAGTTGCCCCAGAGCAATAGGTGCGTCAGCATCGTTTCCCGCAGGACAAAGGAGGTCATCTCCCGGTTTGGCTCGTCGTGCAACAGCCGGTACAGCGTATGCTCTGCAGCTTTTTCGCTTCCGCTGTCAGTCACTTTGAACACATGAAGCGGCAGGCTGGCGACGGTTTCCGCAATCACGCGCACACACGCATACACAGCGGAAACCTGAATGGCGGACTGCACGCTGACTGATTTGCCAGCGCCGCTGGGACCAAAGAGGAAGGCAGGGGTAGTACTCACAGCGTTTTGAGGCTTATCCCGTGAATGGAACAAGCCATAAAATGGGATTTTCATGAGACCTCCCCTTCAAGCTCATCAATATAAGTCCAAAGAAAACCGCCAGCCTGACTTCGCTGACGGTTGTGGTTCGCAACGCGATTTATGTTTTCACTGCAGATTCCTGTTATCTGAGCGGCCTCTTTGCAGTTTTCGTAAATCGCTAATACACCCCCATTGAAGTCGCGCTGTGCTACCGCTCTGATTTTTCGGATGGGGTACATAAATCTCCCGGTACGCAAATAGTGATCCACTGCTTCGCTGGCTTCTAAAGGTGTAGAGAAGCTACCAAGATAAATGGGAATACCGTCCCTTCGAACTCTGGCAATATACTTTCCATTCCATTCGGTCACACGCAATATCCCGGTTGACGTCAAAATCTTATGCCGATTTGCCGCATTGGTGGCATAACTGACAATTCTCAGATTGGATTTTCGATTATCGATCGGATCACCATTGATATGATCGACACATAGATCGGTTGCGGGTTCATTCTCAACGCCAAGTACGCACCTATGCATCAGCAATGTTTTGTACTGGGGCTTTATAGTGTCATTTATCCAGACGGTTCGTCTTGCGTACCCACCTGCGTCAATTTTCCACTTATAGTTCTTGAACCGCTCATAATCTACCGAATCGAGGTTCGCGAAAACAATCGTGTTTTTCTGGTCGTCGTAAATTTCAAGGCGACATCCTTGCACCAATATTTCACCTCACTTTCTACATCCGGTTTTTTCGTTATGATGGCGGGCGCATAATGGCTGCCAATTGCTTTCATCCCAGAACAGGTCTACATCTCCGCGATGAGGGATGATATGGTCAACCACTGTAGCAGGCGTTAGCTTTCCTTCATGCTGGCATTCCAGGCACAAAGGATACCTCCTCAAGTAGTACTTTCTTGCCACGCGCCATCTGGCATCATATCCACGCGCTGTGGCACTCTCCCTCGCATATAGTGGGCGATGTGCGTCGCAATACACGTCTTCTGATAGTGCAGAACACCAATGATGGCGGCATGGCCGCATCGGTTTTCTTGGCATTTGTCAGCCCTCCAAGACGAGGAAACCTCTGTCGTCGTACACCGAGCCACCATTCTGGTTCTTTATCGCCCTGTCCAGGGCCATAACCAGTGCAATTGCACCGTCCACCTTTTCGGTGGATTTTTGTTTGTCTATCTTCAAATTCCCGGCCGGATCCGTTCGCACAAAAACGTTGTCCATATTCCATCGCAGCACCGGATGCCCACCATGGTTCAATTTCATTTCCAGCACAATGCGCATGAGCTCCTTCGTGGACGGGCTCATATCCCTGAAGCCCTGGCCAAAGGGAACCATGGTGAATCCCTCGTCCTCAAGAGATTGAACCATCATGGTCGCATTCCACCGGTCATAGGCAATCTCACGAATGTTATAGCACTCACCCAGGTCACAGATGAACTTTTGGATGAATCCATAATGCACGACATTGCCCTCGGTGGTTTGAAGAAAGCCCTGACGCTCCCATTGGTCGTACATCACATGATCACGCCGGACACGCAAGGTCAGTGTTTCCTCCGGCAGCCAGAAGAAGGGTAGGACTGTGTAGGGCTCTTCTTCATCCAGGGGTGGGAACACCAGAACCAAGGTGGTCAGGTCGCTTGTTGAAGACAGGTCCAGGCCGGCATAGCATTCTCTGCCTTCCAGTTCTGTGGGGTTGACCACGCCTGAGCAAGCATCCCACTTGTCCATTGGCATCCAGCGGATTGATTGCTTGACCCACTGGTTCAAACGCAGCTGCCGGAACATGTTCTCGTCCGCCGGTGTTTCCTGTGCTTTATGGAAAGCATCCCGCACCTTGTCGATGGTGATTGTGTAATCCAATGAGGGATTTGCCTTGTACCAGTTTTTTTCGGCTGTCCAGTCAGCATCATCCGGCAAGCCAAACACCACAGGATAGAATCGCGGATCATGTTTGCGTCCCTCGATGATGTCCAATGCTTTCTGATGCATTTCCCAACAGATGGAGTTTCGGTCCGTCCCAGCCGTGGTCAGAAAGAACCAGAGCGGCTGCTTCCTGGCATCCCCTGAACCCTGGGTCATGACGTCATATAGGGCGCGTGTTGGCTGGGTATGCAGCTCATCAAAGATACAAGCCGATACGTTCAGACCATGCTTTGTTGCCACTTCACTAGAGAGTACTTGGTAGATGCTTCCCGTTGGCTGGTACACCATTCGCTTGGTAGACGGAATGAGCTTGATCCGTTTGGATAGAGCAGGGGATTGCCTGACCATATCCGCAGCAACGTCAAACACAATCCCAGCCTGCTGGCGGTCCGATGCACAGGAGTAAACCTCCGCTTTCCACTCGTCATCATCGACCAGCATATTCAGCGCCAAGGCTGCGCCTAGCTCACTTTTTCCGTTCTTCTTTCCAATTTCAATGTATACTTGGGAGTATTGGCGCATATCTGAATTCTCATCACGCGTCGTACCAAAGACATCCCGAACAATCTTGTCCTGCCAAGGCAGTAATATAAACGGCTTTCCATGGAACTCGCCTTTGGTATGCCGAAGACATTGGATGAAATCTACAACACGGTTTGCTTTTTGCTCGATAAATGGCATCTCCCTGGATTTCACCCCTTCCAGCCGCCTCGCAACAAGTGCTCCATAGGATCCGCTACCGGACCATCATCAAACGATCCCTGGTTATCCGTAACGATCCGCGCCCGAGCGGCCGGGGTCAGACCAAAGTCAGCCAGCCCTCGCCTCCACAGATCGTAATACTGTCGTCTGAGTGATAGGAGCGGATGCTGCTGCATGTAGCCAGTCGCAGTCTTTTGCATGGCGTACACGCCCTGTTCGCCAAGGGCGAGGATCTTCTTGTCCGTGATCAGGTAGTAACCGTAGTTCTGGCAGACCTCTGCAAAGGCCGCCAAGTCAATTTGCGTTAGCACACCCATGCTATGCAGCGCAGGAGCCAGCCGCTTCCATTCTGCCTTTGCTTCCTTCAATAGCCTCGTTGGCGGCTTGGGAACGGAGGATGAAGCAGGCGGTTTCGGCTCATTCTTATTCAGCTTCTGCTTGCCTGGATTGCCCTCCAATAGCTTCAGTGCTGTTGGCTTGGGTGCCGGCCCGCGATTACCCATGCCAACCACCTCCATTCAGTGCGTGCGTTTGTTATTCCAGTTGAGCCGCCTGTGTCTCTTCAAATGTCATTTGCCTACCTTCCCGCTCCACGGTTATTCCTGCTGTGCTGCCAGCTTGTTCAATAAAGCGCTTTACGATGACCGAGGCATAGCACGGATCGAGTTCCATCATGAAACAAATACGGTCGGTCTGTTCACACGCGATAAGTGTGGAACCCGATCCGCCAAAAGGATCCAGCACGATTTCGTTAGGTGCGGAGCTGTTTTGGATGGGATAACTAACCAAGGGGATTGGCTTTGTTGTAGGGTGCAGCGCTGAACGCTTTGGACGATCGAATTCCCAAATTGTTGTCTGCTTCCGGTCGCTGTACCATCTGTGCTTGGCCGTATCCTTGAATCCATAGAGCACGGGTTCATGCTGCATCTGGTAATCCATCCTGCCCAAGACCAATGAGTTCTTCACCCAGATGCAAGTGGTTGAGTAATGAAACCCAGCCTTGGTGGTGGCGTTGAAGAAGTTCACCTTCTCTGCATCGGAGTGGAAGGCATAGAAGGCCCCGCCGTCCACCAGTGAGCGATAGATGTTTGTGAAGGCCGACAGCAGAAATGCGTAGAAGGCCTCATTGGACATGCTGTCATTCATAATCTTCATGCCCGTTCCACCTTCGTACGAGCAATTATATGGGGGATCCGTCACACAGAGGTTCGCGCGCTTGCCGCCCATCAGAAGGTTGAAGTCTGCGTCTTTTGTGCTATCCCCGCAGACCAGACGATGCCGCCCCAGCGTCCACATATCCCCGGGATGAACAAACGGATCCTCTTTGATTGCCTTGTCAATATCGAAGTTCTCATCCTCTTGAGGGTCCAGGCGGATGGGATCAAAGCCGAAGGCTGTCATATCAATGCTCAGGTCGCCAATCTCAAAGGCCAATAACTCATCATCCCAGGTTGCCCTCTCCGCGGTTTTGTTGTCAGCCAATCGGTAGGCGCGGATCTGCTCATCTGTGAGGTCGCTGGCATAGATACAAGGGACCTCTGTTAAACCCAGTTGGAGAGCGGCTTTTAGGCGGGTATGGCCGCACACTATCTCATCATCCTTGCCCAGTATGATCGGATTCTTGAATCCAAACTCCTGGATAGACCTGGCAACACATGCAACCGCGGCATCGTTTTTGCGCGGGTTATTCTTGTACGGGCGCAATCCGCTCACATTTTTATAAACAATCTGCAGTTTTCCAGGTGTCTGCTCCATTGATGCCTCCATGACCCTGAAAAGGGCCTATTTATTTTGTATAACCCCCGCCCCAAAACCCTCGGGATTTCACGCAAGACTAAGCTGCGGTCTCAAAAAATAGGTCCACAGCGATTTGATCCCCCCTCCCCGCCCAAGGTCTGCCGGCCGGGGGTCACGCCGGGGGTCCGCCCGCCCGGGGATCGCCGATCGGGGGTGTGCCAAACCGGGGGTCCGCCGGTCCGGGGTCGCGTCGGTCCGGGGG